TACGACCCTGCGTCACATCTGATGCATTAGGATCAATCCGGCGGAACCCAGCTACACCTTCGCCTAGCCGGTCGCCCGTCTTTGGGGCGGCAACCGCAGGGACTTTGGCCGCGACAGCGGGCTTAACCGCAGGGGCCACGGGGGGAGTTGCAGCAGCTTTAACCACGGCTGCGGGCTTAACCACAGGAGCCACGGCTGCGGGTGTGGTCCGCAAGACAGGCAGACCAGTAGCGGGAAGCTGCACACCAGCCGAAGTAGCAGCAGGGGCTGTGGGCATTACACCACCGGGAGGTGTCAACCCGGGGACAATCTGCTGGCCGATAAGATTGGAAGCCTCAGCCTCCAGTTCCTTCATCTTCCGCGCTTCGCGGTTCTGGGCTTCAATAGCTAGTTGGTTCTGGCGATCCAGACGTGCAGCCTGCTTCGCTTCGTCGAACGACGTAACGCCTGCACCTGCGGTAGCGAGGAACGAACCCAGAGACATATAGACCCCTAACTAATCTCAGCCGACAGCCGATGGTGCAGACTGAAACCCGCCGATGACGGACCCGAACAGCTTCGCGATATCTTCAGACTGCTTGCGCTTGGCCTCTTCTGATTGCTTGCTCAGAAGAGCAACTTGATTTGCTTCGGCACCCGACGAGGGGAACGCGGAGGGAAGTGACGCCAGACCGGCTTGCCGCACTTTCAACTGGCTTTCTAAACCGGTGCCGTAGCCCTGCTGGAAAGCGGAACCCGCTGAACGCGAAGTATCCAGACGCCCACGGCGGCGCTCAGCGGAAAGTCGTTCACCTGTCAGACCGCGTGTAGACTCAGCAGTTTGAATGCCACCCTTAGTAATAGCAGCCTGCGCGGCTTGTCGCCCGAAGTAGTTGGGGTCAAGTTGTTTAGCTTGATTAAGAAGACCCATAGATTCAGAGAGCCGGGTATTGTAGAGGTTCTCGTTCTGCTGACGCGCCTTCTCAAGCTCTGCCATCTGGATACCAGTCAGCGTGTTGGCAACGCCACCAGAAGCAGCCAGACCACCTACTAGCTTTGGCGCGACACTCTGAAACACCGGGTTGGATACGATCTTGCCAGCGGTGGCACCAAGACTACTTAACGCACCACTCAAGCCCCCGCCGCCAGCGGAGGCCGCAGCAGGGAGGGCCGCACTGATCCCACCAATACCAGCACCGATGCTCGCCGCACTCGGCACCGCGCTTGGTGCCGCAGTGGCAAGACTACTACCGATAGTCCCGAGATTGCCGAGATTAGTTGCGGCGTTCGCTCCTCCAGCAAACGTAGAGCCTGCTGCGCCCGCCGTACCTGCGGCTGTGCCCGCCGTACCTGCGGCTGTGCCCGCCGTACCTGCGGCTTTTGCAGCACCAAAGAGCGGACCAGCACCAGCACCAATGCCACCCGTGATAGCCCCGACGAGAGGGTCACCACCAGTAGCCGCGCTGACACCAGCACCGAGACCCGCACCAATAGCGATGGTGGCGATAGTGCCCGACACACCGATAGCTCCAGCGATGAAAGGCGCAGCGTAGGGGATGGCGATCATTGCAGCAACCGAGACGATAATTTTAAGTGTCTTGCTCATCGGTGCGCTCCCAGAGACATTCGCATATAGGCACAGGACTTATCAAACCCGAACTTGTTAGTGTATAGCATAGCCCGTTCGGCAGGGACATAGGCATCTAAGAACTCAATCTCGTTGGCCTTCAGCCACTCGATGATAGACTTCCAGTACCGACGCTTGAATGTGATGAGATGCTTGCCTGCTAACGCAATGAGGTCTGCCCCCTTGTGGCCGTTGGCCATATGGAACTGGATACCCACGGTGCAGACTGGTTTGCTGTCTATCATACCACAGAAGATGACGGCTTCGCCTGCTTCAGCAACGCGCCGTACATAGGCTGCGTCCATCTCGTCCTTGGCGATCTCGTTACCCACCGCAGCTTCTTCAAACAACGGTTCGAGGTAGGACCACAGTTCGGCAACACGCGCGGGGACAAGCATCTCGATAGTGATGTCGGTCACGATACGTCCTTGTACTTTTCAACAAGGTTATCGAAGAACTCTTTGCCCTTCATCTGGACGACGTTCTTGGGGATGACGTACTCACCTTCGTGCGCCATGATGGGGACGGCATCGTCCTCTTTACCCTCAACTTCGCCGCCTTCTTTCATCGACTGCATGGCGGCGGGGCTACCGCCTTGCATCATGTTCTGCCCGCCCAAGCCCTGCTGCACAGACTTGGCGACGAGTTGCAGCACAGCTACCAGACCGGCATCGTACTCCTGAGGGAGATCAGCTTCAGTGGCGAGACCGTTTTGAATCGCGAACTGCCTGATCTGAGGGTACATATCCGGGTTACCAGCGGCAACCGAAGTCAACTGCACCATCATGTTTAGTTCTTGCGGGGTCAGTTCCCCGATCTGCATGGCGCGTAGCACCATCTGCCGGATTTCCTCAACCTGCTGCGGGTTCTGGGACACGAACTGATCTGTCTGTGCGTCCATAACCTTGGGGTCGATTGGACCCTGCGGGGTTGACGGCGAGACACCAGCGGTTGGTGGCATCGGAGTGCCACCAGTACCAATCATACCGCCGTCCTGATAGGCCGGGAGTGGTCGTGGGCCTGCTGCGGCACCCGGAGGTGTAGTACCCATACCGCTGGACAGACCAGCGACCGAGGTCATCGGGGGTTGAGCCGCCGAGGTAGGAGCCGCGCCCGGGGCGGGCTGAGATAGGATACTCAGCAGCGCAGGTGGTAGGTCGAGCGACGTAGTGGACGCTGCGGTACTACCGCGCTGAGTGTCCAGAATCGCCATGATCGGATTGTCCATATTACCCTCGTAACTGCGTGATCAGCGCGTTCAGTGTAGCTCGCAGAGACGCTACATCATTCGCCAGTGATTGTACATTACTAACAAGGAGAGTGTAGTCTCCCAACGTAGGAACCGCTCCGCTACCAACACTAAAACCTGCGCCTTGTGCCGTTACCCGCTGCATGGTCTGGGCTGGGGCACCAGTTATAGTAACGCCCCCCTTGGTTATTGCCTGACTGGCACCATCAACTTCGCCGCGCGTACCAGTGAGTAGCTCGACGTTCTCTTTCAGTGCCGACAAGGTGATGTACTGCCACGGCGAGACATCAGTCTGCGGGATTTGTGGGATTGCGGTGAACCTAGCCACTATGCTTCCCTCAACCCAGTGGGGGTCTCTGCGAGGTGGATAGCACGGATACGGACTGTACCTTCCACACTCACTTCGAAGGTATCCGAGCGATACCCCGTAGGGAGGCGGAACACAGTGCCGCTGTTCAGCGAAGACTCGTAGATAAGCGCCTTGTCGACCCAGAGTTTGAACGTGACTTCATCCCCCGCAGACCACAGCATCGTCTCGCTCTGCCACTGCTGTGTGGCAGCATTCCACAGCGTGGTGATAGATGTGTAGTCGGCGATTACCCGAGCGGCACCGAGGTTCAACATGTCCTTGGTCTTGATGACCTTAGACTTCCAAGTCTGTACAGACGGCGGCTGTGTTAGATCATCCCACTGATAGATGTCTCCGTCGCTGCCGTCGACGTAGAACAGATGTCCAGCTACAGGGTCGTACCAAGAGGCAGAGAAGCTGTAGTCTAGGTTGACATACTGCCCTCCTACCGATGGAACTGGTTCGAAAGTGAACCCTCCCGTAGAGTGCGAAGCTAGATAAGCATCACCGTAGAACGCGCCGACAACGGTAGAGGGGTCAAGCTCCTCGCTCCATGTATCATTGTTGAAGTTCGTCTTGGTTGCGAGCATCGGACCGCCACCGGTAGAATACACAGCCATGCCATCATGAGACGGCCAGATAACTCCATAGTTCATGGAGACGATACCCTTGCGGTTGAGGCAAGGGTACAGAACATCGACACGCTGGACAGTTATGACCGCTGGGTCGTTGCCTTGTAAGATGTATGGGTAGCCCTCAGTCAGAACGAGGATCGAGCCATTGGTCAGCGCAAGCCCTACGATGTTGTACTCAAACGTCTTGGCATAAAGCTGCGGCCATGCGTGGGGCCTCCCGGGTTCCGAGAGATACAGCTTGTTACCCACAAAGCCGACGAGGATATTATTCTGTGCAGCGATCACCCCCTGCAAGTCGTTCGGTGGTGCATCATACTCATCGGACGCGAGCACGTCGGCCAAGTTCAGTGGATCGAAGTCGTCGATGAAAGCATAGTTACCACCGTCGCCCCAGTAGCGCGCCGTGTCTGTAGTCTGGTCCTCGCTCACATCCATGAACATGGTGCCTGCGGCCACGGTTGTGCTGGCAACATTCGCCGCCGTCTGCGCATACTCAAACGTGTAGTCGTCGACGATGTCAGTCACGATACCACCGGAGATATCGAACGACGCCTGTGAGCAGCCTGAAATCTTGAACCGATCTTCGATGCCGAGATTGTGCGGGAAGGCCAGCGTCACTCGCGATACGTTCGCTGTGCGCTGCACCAAGGTCAGCGCCGTAGGGAACCACAGGGTCTTGAGTCGGAAGTACTCCGCATCCCCCGCTGTAGCGAGAGTGCGATACAGTCGAACACCACGGACGAAGTTGTTCCCCTCCGGCTTCGCAGTGGGTAGGTCAGGGATCGTGACGATCACCCCATCCTTGACGTAGATATCAGTAGAGGGGTCGGACGCAATTGACTCCTCGTCCCATGGCGTCATCCATGTGAAAACATACGAGCGCGACTGCGGAGGGCTACCTAAGTCGACCCGACCTGAGTAGTTGGTCGTCGTCGTGACTCTGGGTCCGGGGCTGAAGTAGGTGAACGACGTGTCGTTCACCACTGTGATCGCGGTGCTTGTCGCGTTGAAGGTACGGATGTCCATGCGGACGCCGCCGGTCAGACTCTCGATTGTTGGGACCGTGATGGTGAAGGTCCCCGAGGTTACACCCGAGATAACGTAGCTGCCGTTTGCCGGACGTGGGTTGTCTCCGGCGTTGCCGCCAGATGTGAACTCTAGGGTGACAGACGCGCCGTCTGATAGGCCATGGCCACTGATGCTGATTGTGACAGTCGAGGACGACTGAGAGTACGTCCCGCCCATGAACGTGAAGCCCGTGATCGTGACGCTCGCACCGTCACGCAGACCGTGAGGGGTAGTCGTTACAATCGTGGCCGTGTTGTTGACATCACGCGCGTAGCTCACCGTAGTCTCGGTGGCAAACTCAGTCACTTCTGTTGTCAGCTTCTCAGTCGGAAGCGGTAGGCCGAGGTCGTAGTACCCAATGGGGTAGGCACCGACACCCGTGGTAGCCAGCAGATAGTTGCTCACCTTCGGGACGCCGTCCCCTGTGTAGTAGAACCGTTGGTCGTCCAGTTCAGACGCGGTCACGATAGCGATGTTCACATCGGTCAACCATGACAACCACTTGTAGGCCCCTCCGCTATCACGCAAGGCGTAGAGAGTCCGGATTACGCCAGTACGCCCGCAGTTGTCGGTGATCACGGGTTGCGGGTACGGGATCAGATCACCCGAGTAGAGCTTACAGTTGTTGGCAATCTGACTGGCAGTATCCGGCAGCAACTCCGGAGATACCTTCGGCGCAATGCCGAGGAAGGTTGTGATCTTGACGCCAGCCATGGTATTACCTTAACCTAAGTTCCCTTCTGGGGACAGTCTGAATCGCACAGACACACCCACTTAGAGTTGTGCGCCTCGATTACCGCTACCGTCTCCGGTGTGTCTCTGATGCCGTCGTACCCCAGTGGTTGGGCGATAGCACAATAGCTATCGAGTGGTACGAGTCCGGTCAAAGCGGTTGCGCAGCCGCTCATCACGGGCAGGATCAGACACAGCGACAGTCGCATCGGCCAGTTCAATCTTGCTTTCCACAACATCAGCCGTCTCCTTTATGACTTCCTGCCGTCCCTGCTTTATCCAATGCTCACGGTCAAAATACGCGAATGCCCGTTCGATCAGAGCCAACAGGGACGACAGGAGCCGGATCACTCGGCGTGGTCTGCCAAGACGATAGCAATCAAGCCAGCGACGGCAGCAATGGCTGAAGCCGCAGCAGCATAGAGATCACTGGAGACGCCGAGCGCCAGCGCCAGACCCGATAGGCCCGCGTAGGTCGATGGTTCTTTCAAGCGGTTCAGAACGAAGTTTACGATAGACATGTTTAAGTTCCTTTCGGGTATAACTTCCAAGGCAATTCCCAGTGCGGGCCGTCCTTGAAAGTTCGCCAGTCGCCGCCCCAAACGAGCGGGACACTCTCGGCCAAAGCAGCGGCCTTTATGATCTTAGCCAGCCGGTGATACAGAGGCCAGTCCCAAGATACGCCATCGCCTACCATTGGCGCAAGATCGACAGCGTGGCCAGTCAGGTGACGCGAGTTCAGCGTCTTGGTGGCACCGTTCTTCATCAGCACCTGTTGCCGCGCCAGCGTCCGCCGTCCCTCTAGCACCGTGAAGTCCAGATCGGACATGACCGCCGCGCGCTTTACGACACGCACTAGATCGGGATGCACATCCTGAAGGCGTGATAGCGAGCGCGGGCCTAGAACGATGCTCATATGCTATTCCTTCTGCCGCAGGAACGTGAGGAAATCTGCCGCCATCTCGACGTTATCGAACGCCTGTACCAGCGGGCGCTGGCCGGGGCGTGGCGTCACGACTGTCACCACCGACTGCCCGTCGCGCTGCTCCGTGAACTGGCCTTTGAGGGCGTAATCATCCGCATCTTTGTAGCCACGCGCCCGCACCAGACAAGCCCTGCGCCCGCCGGGTAGCTCGACGTTGCCAGTCGCAAACGTGTGGATATGAAACGCCGCGTAGATGTCGGCGTGTTCGTCCATCATCGCCGCGCGTTTCAGGCCGTGCAGTTCGTTGTAGATCGAGCTACCCTTGAAGTTGTGCCGCGCCCAAACTGTAGCGTCTGAATTATCTGGCGACACCAGTTTCAGTTTGGCGTCCCAGTCGCGCATCAGGATGCGGTTGGTGTTGAGGCCCTCGAAGATGCGCTTGCCGGTATTCCACGTGTCGTGGTTCCCGAGCAGCCAAATCAGCCACCGGACACCTAAATCTTTCAACAGCCATTCGACTAGTTCCCAGCCTTCGGACACCGTGGCCGACTGCTCGCCATAGAGCCGTTCCAGCCGACCGACCCAGTTGTTGATGCTATCGCCGCCATTCGCGCCGTACATGCCCTCGGTCTCGGCGCAGATGCGGGCATGACGCTCCACACTGTCGAGGTCGCAGAACGGATCGTCAAGGTGCGGATCGCCAAACCAACAGATTCCGTATGGCCCGGAGATCGGAACCCGCACAGTCTGCCATGATGCAGCGCGGGCGTGATTGATGCGGAGATTGTTCCGCGCCTTCATGGTTGCCAGCCGCTCGCCAAACGGTAGGTCCGACGGCGGCAGAGGCTCAGCAACTGTTGCCTGATGCGCTAAACTGGCAGTCACAAAGTCAGCACCAAAAGTGCGCTTGAGGGCCTTTTGGATTGCACTGCGAGTACAGTTTAGTTTGTCGGCAGTGGCCTGCTGATTGCGCCCACACGCTTCCCACACGGCGATCCGCTCGGCGTCGATAGCCGCGAGATCAGTGTGTTGATTGGGCATTACTTCTTGCTCTTGGCTTTCAGCAGGCACTTGCCAGCAGCTTTGCACTTGGCTGGCGATGGGCACTTCGCGCATGGCTTGAACACCATGCCGCCTTTTTTGAACGTCATTGTAGGCTCAGTGGTCCGGGGGCCGACATATTTAGCGGGCATTACGGTCTTCCTTCTTGTTGAGCTTTTCGAACAGTACGTTCAGTGTGTCATCGACGTGCTTGAAACCGGCTTTCATATCGTGGCGTATGTCGCGCAAGTCAGTCTTAATGTCCGAGATCGCATCCTTGAAGTCGTCCTTACGCACGTAGACCTCCGGCAAATCCTTCTCGATGGAACGCAGATCGTCCTTCAAGTCGCGGATTGCATCCCAGATAACTTTGAGAATCCAACCGATGGACGCCCCAAACCCTGCGAATAGCCAGTTGATAATCGTCTGATCCACAGTCTACTTTCCCTGTCGACGAGTATCAATTTCTTCCATGGCGTCGAGAAGACACTGGAAGGTTCCTCTGGCCGCATCGGTCAGTGCACCTTTAAGCCGAAGTGCTTGCACAAATGCTTCGGCCTCTGCCGGGTTGTGAAAGCGGACGTGCCGCTTCGGGAGTTCTCGGCCTGCCTCGGCAAACCGCTTCTCCATCACACGCCCACCGCGACGATGCGCGCCGACCAGCACATAGGCTGCGCCACCGATACGCTCGGGGGTTGTGAGTGTAGCTACAAACTGTCTCGCTGCCTGCACAGGTGTAGGTACAAGCGGCAGCATGTCGATAAGGTCGAGCGTTAGTTCCCCGGCTACCTGCACATAGGGCGGGACCCACGGGTCAATGGCTACATGGAGTGTATGCAGCACACCCAGCCAGTCGCACCAGTCTTGATCTGAGACTGTGGCATTGGACATGGTTTGACCCAGTGGGTGCGCCTCACACGCATGGTGTAAGTCGCGGGTAGATTCGTAGAGAGGTTTGGACTGCATCAGGCGAACACCGACAGCAGCCCAGCAGACGGACCACCCACACCCGCGCCCTCGCGCGACCATCGCACTGACCATCCGGCAGGGACCACTCCGCTAAGAGTAATTGGATAGCTGAACGAGGACCCAGATGAGTTCTGATGAAACCTCGCGTCCATTGCGTAAGATGTCCCGCCGTTGGGGGTTGTGACCTGTATGTAGGTATTACCAAAATTACCGGCAGGTACCGTCGTTTCCACTACTATTACAACATAAGCAGTTCGCCCTGACACATTAACGTATGCCGTGTCTCCCGAAAACGCAGTTGGATTCTGGTATACATTCGCGAAAACGCTAGTTGCGCCGGACGTGCCGGTCGGACCAGTGACACCCTGCGCGCCTGTTGGACCTGTCGGACCAGTGACCGTGCTAGCTGCACCAGTAGGACCAGTGGGGCCTGCACCCGTGGGACCGGTAGGACCACCAGCGGGACCTTGAGGGCCAGTAGGACCTGTAGGACCTACACCTGTAGGACCGGTAGGACCTGCACCGCCGGAACCAGTAGGACCAGTAGGACCACCGGCAGCGCCAGCGGGACCAGTAGGACCCACACCTGTAGGACCAGTAGCGCCAGCGGGACCAGTGGGACCTGCCGGACCAGCGACCGTACTTGCTGCACCCTGTGCGCCTGTCGGCCCCGTTGGACCGCCGCCAGATATACCTTGTGGACCCGAGGGTCCAGTGGGACCTGCGGCACCAGTGGGACCTCCACCTTGGGGACCGGTTGCACCGGTTGGCCCCGCAGCAGTAGAAGCCGTACCCTGCGGGCCGGTAGGACCTGTTGGGCCAATACCCCCAGTGGAACCTGATCCGGCAGGACCAGTCGGGCCGGGAGGACCGATGATCTGTCCGACGTTATTCCATGCCGAACCGCTCCACACATAGAGGTCACCATCGGCAGTGACGATGTAGGCGTCGTTGACAGTATTACCTGTCGGAGGGAGGTTGCCGACGGTAGCGACAGTTCCTTTGAGGTTGATCGACGTGCCCTGAGCACCTTGTGCACCGGTAGGACCAGTTGCACCCGTAGGTCCCGTGGGACCGTTCGTACCCACGGGGCCGGTAGGACCGACGACTCCGCCGTATGGAAGGGCGAGGTAGGCGCTAGTCCCGTTACCAACCTTGAACTTATTAGTATCTGTCTCCAACACAAGTTCGCGGTCGGCAAGAACCGGGTTGAACGTCGTCCACCGCGCGAGCGTATCGCCACGCAATGCAAACCCAATGGTGGATGACGGAGTTATCGGCATCGGCTTTATGCCTCCAGCTTGGCCCGATAGAAGGCAAGGTTATTCTTCAGTCGTTCGTTAGTAGGTTCAAGTTGACAAGCCAACTCGCCCTGCTCCACGGCACCACTATACTCGTTAATGTGGAATGCAGCAATGGCCATAAGATCATGGGGCTTTGCCCCCCACACGGTCGGGTCCATGGTGTAGACCAAGGCTTTGTCCTTGATCTCCAGTGCCTGTGCAGCAGCATCATAACATGCCTGCCAGTCCTGATCTTGGTATGCCAGATCGGCGAGTTCAACCCAAGGTTCGCGTGTGTTCGGTGCTTCGACGGTGGCCTTCCGGTACCACTTGCGCGCTGTGTCCTGCTGCCCCAGTTTGGCATATGATTGCCCCAGTAACCGCATCGCATAGCACCGCTCATTCGCCCAGTTCGCCTGCGGATTATCGAGGTACTTCAGCAGCGCAACGATAGCGTCCACCCACTGGTTGTAAAAAGTTAGTTCGCGGGCGTAGTAGAAGGCGTTGCGCGGGCAGGCCGGGTCCTCTTTTACCGACAACTCTAGCAGATCGAGATACTGCCCTCGGCTTTTGCTAGGGTCGGGATGATGGCTGACCAGCAACACATCGGTGTGTGCATAGACTTCTTTGATGCGACCATCGGGACGCGGGTACTCATGACATGGATGGTGCCAGTGATAGCCATGGCGCGCATGGATTTTTTCATAGTAGAAACTGATGCCGCTACCCCAGTCGAACTTGTACCGCAGCCGCGTCGTGTTTTCTTTCCAGACACGTTCGATCTCCTCACGCCATCCCGGCTCCATCACCTCATCGAGGTCGAGGCTGATGCACACATCAATATCACGGGGCACCAGCGCCAACGCAGCATCACGCGCTTTATCAAACCGCCAAGGGGTGATGCAGATGTCGTGCACCACAGCGCCATGTTCACGGGCTTTAGCAACGGTATCATCTGTGCTGCCGGTGTCGGCAATCATGACGAGGTCGGCGTCCTGCGCGGACGCGCAGAAACGCTCGATAAACTCTTCTTCGTTCTTACTGATAGCGTAGATTGCGATCTTCATGGGGTGCCTCCGCCCGAGTTGCCACCCACGTTAGATCACAACGGCGAGGTTGGCCAAGTGATATTAAATGGGTCGGTCTGCGTGTTTGGCACGTCGCGCAGGTCTTGGCGATAGGCGGACCATGCAACTCGCTGCTCGTCAGTCAGTGGGGCGTCGGCAATCTGCGTCCAATCCGTGCTGGCCAGCTTCCAACCGCGCAGATTGCGTACAGCGGTCCATTCCTGCTCAGTGCGGGCGACAACTTCGCCTAAGGCCATAGGTTGGACCGCCCACGTCTGCCGCCAGCGGCCATACTCGTCCTTGACCGGCGTGACTTCGACGGCCTTTTCAAACGTGGCGAGATCAGGTTGGTTGCTGAAGTCATACAGGCCGAAGCCCAGCGGCTCGATGTCTTCTGGGACGAACGGCCAAGAGAAGCTGGTGTTCGAGAACAACGCGCGGAAGTTGTCTTCCACGATAGCATGGCCAACAGGCTGGCCATCAACGAGTTGAATGAACATGGTCATCAAAGGTTACCTGTATTGGTGGATGGGAAAACTCGTGTTGTACCGGGCCAGATGATACGGACCCCGCCGGCTGCTCCGAGACCACCTGTGCGATTGTAGGCTGCGCCGGAACCTCCGCCGCCAACAGCGCCGCCAGTAGCGCCGTTCGAGTTGGCGAAGCCGGGTGCGCCCGCAGCGCCTGCGCCCGGACCGCCTTGGCCCGTGTTAGCAGTAGGAGCAGCCGGTGTTATAGTGGCACCAAGAAGTGACGCACCACCGCCCCCACCGCCGGCGCTCATTCCCGAAACACCACGAGCGCCGCCTGAACCGCCGCCGCTTGCTCCCGGATCGGCGTTATAAAAGTAGCCGCCGCCGCGCCCGCCGTTACCAGTGTAACCGGCAGCGCCACCGCCTCCACAAGCCTCTTGGTAGCTAGCAGCACCGCCTTCACCACCACTGTTTCTTACCACCCCAGTGCCGGAAGAAGCTGCGCCGCCAGAGCCTTGCGAGCCGTAGTCACGACCGCCCCCACCACCTACAGCAGAAACTACAGAGCTAAAAAGACTAGACCCGCCAGTACCTCCCGTTACGATAAATGAGGAACCGCCCGATCCTCCGGCACCCACAGTTACAGAGTAGCTCGTACCCGCAGTGACTGAAATGTTATTGCTGTACGAGAGCGCGCCACCGCCGCCTCCACCGCCGGAGTACCCGACGTCTGTCCCGCCGAAACCGCCACCGCCTCCACCGCCTACTACAACGACAGACACAGAAGTTACCCCCTCAGGAGCCACCCACGAAAAGGTCCCTGCCGTGGTATACGCCGCTTGCCCCGCCGAAGGACCGCCCCCACCCACCATCAGCAATGCGCGAGATACGCTATCCATCGACTTACACCAAGTAGTTGGTTTGCGGAACGCCGTACCAAGTCGTGCCAGCGTTATCGGTTACGAACGTAATCAGGTGCGTTCTGCTGGTCGTCAGCGTCGGAGCGGTATTACCGGGCCATTTTACAGCGGCAGGCCATGTGATCGTGCCGCTAGTGTGAACGACCTCAAGCGTGAAGGCGTAAGCCGTGCCGCTGGTCGGAGGATTGCTGAACGTGAAGGTGCTGGTTGCTGCAATCGTCTTGGTGAAGTAGTTGCTAGCAGAACAATCAACATCAAGCGCGGCTACCGCCGTCGCCGTCTGACGCACCGACCCAGTAGTAGAGACTGCCCCGTCGAGAACAGGGGCTGTTAGTGAAGTACCGGAAGGCAGCGCGACCGTGCCGGTAAACGTCGGAGACACAAGAGGGGCCACCCCCGTCAGCGTGTTGCTAGAGAATGAGATCGTTTTGTTTGCAATCGTCTGCGTGTTCGTCGCTGTAAGGACGTTCGACGGAGTGATGATGTTAGAGAGATTAGCCATTAGAGGTTCCCCGTATTAGTTGAAGGGAAGGCGCGTCCTTCGCCCCAGATGATGCGGACAGCACCAACACCAGCAACACCAGCCCAAGCATCTGCGCCGCCGCCATAGAGGCTACCAGAACCTCCTGAACCGGCAACGCCGGGGTTATCAGTGGCCGCACCCCCACTGGTACCCTGACCCAACAGACCCACGCCTCCGCCCGGATAACCACGTCCGCCGCCGCCTCCTGCACCTCCAGTCCCTCCCGTCCCCGTAGTAGTGCCAGAAACAACGTCGGCCCCGACGCCCCCAGTTCCAGCATAACCGCCCGCACCGCCGCCGCCGCCAATAGTAGTTCGGCTACTTCCGTTAAAGTTACTGCGGCCTCCGGTGCCTCCGGTGCCTCCGCCATCATAAATGTCAGAAAAAGACCCCCCCGCACGGCCCTGAAGGCCACCTTGTCCGCCGGTCGCAGTAACAGTTATCACCCCGTTATTAAAACTGCTATTACCCCCACTTCCTTGTGACAAACCAGCAATACCGACCACTACAGTATAAGATACGCCGGGTGTTACAGCGATGTTGTTTTTG